ACCCGCTCTATGCCCTAATCGTCGTGCAACTCGAAACCAGCGACCATGTCGCGGAAAAGTGTATAGAGGACTATGAACAAGATTGACCTAATCGCCGCCGCACTGGGGGCAGCGCTCGCCGTCCCCGCCGTGTTCTTCTTCTTAACCTATATCCTGGGGGGTCTATAATGAGCCGCATGAAAGATTATTTTGAGTTCTCGCAACTCTTACACTGGCTGTCTGACGAAGCGCTTAACATCCTACTTGAGACAGAACAGGACGATTACCGCGCGAAAATTATACAAAACGAACTAGCGGCGCGCGGCCATGCTCCGGCTTGATCTCGACACCGAACCCGGCGGGATCACGACCCGCTGGCGCACCGGGGAGGGGCTGTCGCTGCACAGGCGCGACGGCACCCTCATAATGAAAATCCATGCGCCTTATGCGGACGAACGCTCTATCGTCACGGCGGCGCACGCCCTTAATTTCATGTTCAAGAGTTTAAAACATGCGAAAACAAGCGCTGATAGAGGACATACAGGAACTGATAGCGGAGACGGCCCACAAGCATAACATCTCCACCGACCTGTTAATTGGCCATAACCGCCGGCGAGGGGTCATCTGGCCCCGGTTCGAGGTGATGTGGCGCGCACGGCACGAGTTGAACGCCCCGCTCCAACTAATCGGCCAAGTGTTAGGCGGGCGCGACCACACCACCATAATGCACGGGATCAAACGGTATGAAGAACGATAATATTTTCGTGTTAGTCTTGGTCGTCCTAATCGAACTCTTGCTAGGACTGAAATAATGCCGATAGCAACCTTCTATAGCCCCGGCACATTCGTTGCCGAAACGAATAAAATCGAAGTCGCCTCTGTCGAAGAAGCGGTAAAAGAAGCTGAGTCGATCATTCAGCGATACAATGCGCGCCCTTACAGTTTTGAGCTGGAAGGCAAGCATTACTTTTTAGGAGGTCAGCACGGACGCTTTTTTACCGTTGACGAGATAAAAGCAAACAATGATCCAAAAGATGAAATACTCATCTGGAACATGGAAACCAATGGCTGCGCTCGCGTTTATCAGACGCTACAGGGTTGGAAATTCACAGTGCCTGTGCCTGACGATGCGGTATTAGTAGGGAACTGAAATAATGACGTTCGAAGAGCAATTAGAAGCCTATGGCGCCATAGTGCCGGACTGTCCGGTGGATCTGCCCTGCTATCAGGTGAACCGCTCCCTGTGGCAGCTATACAAGCGTCTCGACCCAAGGGCCGAGGAGCATCCCGTTTTAACCGAACAGGAAATCGTCAGACGGTTTGATCTGCTTTACATGGGGCAGGGCGTCTGCTAAAGACCCTTTTGTGCCATGTATCACTTTCATTGCACGTTTCCTCCCTATGGTGACTAGGCCGGCGCAAGCCGGCTTCTTTTTAGGTGCTGCCATGACCGAAGCGGAGTTCGAGCAGCGTCTAAAGGCGCTACAGCAGGAAGTCTCTGAGGCGTATCTAAAAGGCTATCAAGAGGCTCGCCAGCGTGCCCAGTGGACTATTGCGGCGGCTGTCGACGAAAGCACCCGTCTACGGAACGCGCTCGAATGGGCGCTAGACGAGGTTCAGGACGAAAACCGGCGAGTCCGTATTCTAGCAGCAATGCACCGGCGGCAATCAACAGATCACGAACGAGACTGACCATAGCCCAGGCCCTCCAGCAACTCGCGGGCCGTCTCATGGGCGTGACATAGCCCCTCGACGATCTCCGGGGGACACTCATCATCCCCCGGCGTCGCCGCCCAGTCAAGGTAAAGATCAAGCTGGTCGGTTAAATTCGCCAAGACGTTCATAAAGATCGCATCAATTCTTAAGTGAGACGACATTATCTTTCCAATCCGGCTCGACCATATTGCGTAACTGCGCCTTGGGCAACTGCGCCAGATCTGGCCGCACGAATATGTGCCGCTTGGACTTATGCTCTGGCGACCCACAAAGCCCCTTGTCAACCCACCCTGCCTCTTTGAGTGCATGAAACAACGCCGGCTGCACCATCTTTGTCCGCAGATTGTCCGGCGCGCCCTGTGACAACTCCTTGAGGATGACGTGCCACGGGCCTGAGATAATGTCGGTCTTAAACGGCGACTCCTGCTTTTCGATCAAGTGGAAAATATAACCTTCGGCATTGCTCATGCCAGTATAGATCAGCCGTTCTTTATATTCCGTGCGGAACGGTATGGCCTTCGGGTTGAACGCCGACACGTCGCGCTGCTTCAGCCACCAAGTTACAGCCTCAAAGCCGCCAGTTTTATACCAATCCCAGATCCGCCGCGTTTCAGCTTCCGTTAGTGCCGGCGCGTCAGACCAGACGCAAAACCAGCGTCTGTCATCCGAATCTAAGGTAATCGGCATGGCTTCATTGGTGAACGCCAGCACGAACAGACGATTTGGCATTTCATATGGATGCAGGCTTTTACGGTTGACTGTCAGCATCTCCGGCGGCGCGGCGATGACCGGCTTGAGCTTGTTGGCAAGCGCCCGACGTTCTTTCGCCTCCGGCTCTTTCAGCTCGTTCAATACCATCACCTCAGTCTGGTAATGATAACCAAAGTCGCTGTTGATCTTGTCGCCGTCGATGATCTTAACATTGGTCATGCTGTCGCCTCCGACAGCCCAGAGCATCGGATACCACATGGTGTCCTTGCCAATGCCGCCGTTGCCGCCATGCAAAACCGCGTGATTGATCTTCGTGCGCGGTTGCTGAACCTTTACCGCCATCACGTTCCATATATGCTCTAGCTCACGCTCATCCGGCACAAGTTTACGGCAATGGTCGATCCAGAGCTGCGGATCGCCGCCGCTCTCGACCTTCGGCCTAGCGTTGCGCCAAAGATTGCCATAGACCATCCCGTCCTTGTGAACCTTCCAATCATCGCCAGAAGCGTAGGTCATCCCTTTAAGGACAAAACCGCCGCAAGCCTCGCGGTTTTCATCATACCAAGATGACGCCTCTAGTTTGCGCGGCTTATTGCCCGCCGTTGATATGCAATGAACGCCTTTAAAGATTGCATTAAACGCACGTCGGCTGATTTCATTGCCCGTCTCATGGTCAAAGTAAGCGTCGTCATCCATGATATAAGCAAAGCGTTTATGCCATTTGTCACGATCCTCACGACCCGCTTGCGCTCGTTCGACATCAGCAATGATCTGCGCCGCTTTGTCAGGAAATTCTTCAGTCGGCGTCAGTTTGTTAATCTTGCTGGTGTAATCGGCAATGAGATCGTCTCGCAAGCCGGGGAGGGTGCGAGGGCCACCCTGTTCCGCCACCCAATCGCAAAAAAACTTGCTATCAAGACGGTCGACGCAATGGCCATGATAACAGCAGAAAGAACGGTCCTGCGGCTTGTATCGCGCTTCGATATTGCCATCGGTATGCTCCGCATGATTTGGGCAGACAACACCGCACCAGCCTTCTGCGTTCACGCCGGACAGAACGAGACTGTTCTCGTTCAGCCACGCCAGCACCGTGTCGTTGCCTGTATCCTTCACACGGAAAGTAATCTGTTTGGCTGTGTCAATGTCTTCAAGCGTTATGCCGAACGCCTCAAGCAATTCCGGCAATGAGTATTCGACGCCAGGATTAAACTCTACTTCACGGCATGTAAAAGCGTCGCGACCCGGCTTGACATTAACCGACCCAGGCAGGCGGCAGTTACGCACGGCGTTAGTCGCGCCTCTGTCCGTGTAGCCAGCCCGCGCCAGCGCCTTAACAAACGCGGTCTGTTCTTCTACGGTTGGCTGATCGCTATAGGCGAACCAATACTGGAAGCTGTTTTCGCTAGTCTCGACGATGGCGGTCGGTTTGATCGGCGGCGTTTTGATAACGACGGTTTCGTCTTCATAGACTTTTGTTTCGCCAATGTCGTCCAGCATCAAGAACATAACGTGCGTGCAATTAGCGATAGCCGCTGACGGCTTGTCGCGCATACGATCCATGATGAACGAGCCCGTGTTCAGGAACCAGCTCTCGCCTTCTTTACGCTTATGCTTCGGCAGATATGCCGGCCAAGTGTATTTTGGCTTGCCGTCCTTATGCAGCTTGCCTGTGTCGATCTGCTTAACAATAAGAGCCGTCTCACCGGCTGGCGCAAGCGCCGTAAAGTAATCAAAGAGGGTCATTTTCCGTATCTTCCCATAATGGTGGCTTCTACGTCGAGCGGTAGTCCTTCAGCCCACACGGGCGGCGTCGTCATCACTTCTTCTAAGAGCGCTTTCGCCTCTTCGGGCCGATCAGACTCCAGCACAATCTCATCGTGAACATGCAACACAACGTCAGGCAGACGGCGAAGAGCCTCACGAAGAAGATCATGGGCGGTCGCTTGTGTGACGTTCTCGCAAGCCAGCCCTCTCCAGAGCCGACCCCTAGGCCACTCTTTAGCATCCGCCGCAGGCTTCCAAGACGCCTTTGAATAGGTGATCGAACCATCTTCTTCAAACCGCGCATTAGGGTAGCAAAGCACACGGCCAGAAGGCAGAGCATACCAAAGGTGCTGCTTGTCCGCCAAGTATCTTATTTTGCCTGCCTCGAAAATCTTACCGGGATTGCGCAACGCACGAATGTAAGCAACCTCAAGATCAGACCAGAACGGAACCGACCACGGGTTAGCGCGACGCCATGCGTCTACCATACGTCGTGCCTCTTCTTCAGGAAGGCTCAACCCATAGACGCGGCCCATCGCAGCGAAGGCTCCGACGCCACCACCAAATCCGCACGCCAGCTCCTGCACCTTGCCGACCTGCCGCTGCGACTTATTGACCTCTTCATACTTCACGCGGAACGTAGCGGCGGCGTTGACAATGTAAGGATCTAACTTGTCACGGAACGCCTGTAACTTATCCTCACCACGACCGGACAGCCACGGATTTACGCGGCCTTCGATGGCGCTCCAATCAGCAACGACGAACTGCTTGCCCTTTTCAGGAATCAGGGCTGGCCGTAACATACCGCGCAATACGTCCGTGACGCGGCGTCCGTATTTAGGCACAATGGCATGACCTCGAACCATTGAATGTCGCACGGCTTCGGGGTCATCGGCGCACTTACGTGTGAAGTTGTGGACTTGCGCACCATACGAGGAAGCGCGTCCCGTGGCTGATCCGCCGGCAAAGACAAAAGCGCCTCGAACACGACCATCAGCACAAGCAAGGTTATCAAGGCGATTAAACTTAGCAACAGAAGACGCCCATAGGTCATCGGCGCATTGTATGACTTCTCTGACATCGGGAGGCACCTCCTCTGGATCGTCTATGGCCAGTAGGTTGGCCCGAACTGACTTGTCGATTGAGACTTTATCGGCACGTTCCATAAGTTTACGCGCTTCTGATCCAACACGTTCGAAGACCCATTCTCGCATTCGAGGGCTTCTGACAGTCTGAATCTCACCGTTCGTGACGGTCTTAACCGTAGCTTCGATCTCTTGAAGTTCATCAGCCGCATATTTGACCGCCGCGCGGCATAGACGCTGATCGACAAGAACGCCACGATCATTGATGCGCTCGTTAGCATGATAGTCCTCTAGTTCTTCATCGGTGAGATCACGCATGGCTTTGCTGACAGCGCGCATGGTCCTGACATCTTGTTCGCAGTATTCGATAAGCTCAGGTATGAGATCGTCACGGTAAGGAGGAATACAGCAAGCACGGACCAAAGCATTGCCGCGATGATCTTTGCGCATTTCAGTTCCAGCGAAGCGACCGACATCTTCCAGGCTTCCTGGCGCGCAGTTGGCTCTGGCTTGTGCTGCGGTGCAGTAGAACTGTTCGAGTGGTATGGGCACGCCAAGCACATGCCAGAAGATGAGCCGCTCAAAGGCGGCGTTGTGGGCTCGTATCTGTCCTTTAATCTCTGGGAAAGGCTCGCCCATGCGCCATGTCCGAACGGGATCGTCGCCATAGGCGTAGGACATACAGATAACTTGCGTGGATGGATGTCGTGCATAGTTATACACTCCCGCTGTTTTTAGATCGCATTCTGATCTTGTCTCGAAATCTAGCCAGATCATTGCAGCCCGCGCGGGTCTACTACGTTATAGCCGCTAACGTCGCGTTCATGCGCGTTAGAAATAGCCGATAGAATGTCCTTCATAACCCAAAGTGGCGGCTGAGATACGGCTATGACGACGCTTAGATTATCTACAAGCCCCCAAATTATTTCCTGCTGAGCTATAATGGATTTATTCTTAACCATGTATTCGTTACATGTGTTAAGAATAGCCGCCGACGCTGCGGACGGGTCTATAAGTTTATCAGTCATTGTTCGTCTCCGCTAATTTCCGGTATGCGCACCCAAAATCTTAAGCCATCATCGGCGTTAAGATACATGGAGTAAACGCTGCCGTCTTCGCACAGCGCGTAAAGTGTCTCTACGGTTTCGTCGCTTATCGCCGCTATTTGAATGATCTTCTTATTCATTGTTGCTTTCCCCATAGTGGTAGCCAAGATATTCACCGTTCGGGCCGTTGTAGATCGTCATGTTGCCGACCTTCGGCGCTGAGATCATGCCCTGCGGCGTGTAGTAGAAGTTCTCGTTAGGATAGCTTAGTTCTGTTGCGACTGGCCCGTTCGGCCCACCCCAGACTGAGATCTCTTGAGCTGCTGCTGGTGATGCCAGTAGCGTGACTGTGAGTAGGATTCTAACCATGACACAAACACTCCCGATGCTAGGCCAAAGCCGTAAAAGAAAAGATACAGCGACAAATCTTCAATCATTCCTTCTCTCCCAGATAAGCGGCGCGGGCGGCGCGGAGGTCGCCAAGACGCATCAACACAGTTGACGTAAAGTCATCAGCGTAACGCTTGTCGTCAGCCATGATGGAAAAGTCACGCTGTAGCATTTCGTCAAACGGTTTCAGCGCCGCCATAAGTTCCTCAATCGCGTCGGCGGCTTTCCGATATTCTTTTAGCCATTCGGTGAAGTTTTGTTCTAGGTGTTCTATCTCGGCTTCCAGTTCCGCAACCCGTGCCCGTAGCTGGTCGTTCACATGCAGCGAGACCTGTAGTTCGGCCTCTAGGTCGGTGATGGCGTCGGCGCATGAGTTCGCAACTTGCGTATCAAAAAAGCGCAGCCGTGCGATTAGGTCGGTGTAGTCAGTCATGTCTTATCCTTTTCATCACGCGGCCAAAGTCCGGTGGTATGTCCGTGCATTCCATTTTCACCGCTTTGCGGCGGATCTCGCAGAGCGCTGACGTGACTTGGTGAGGTGTCTTGCCTAGCTGGTTTGCTACCTGCACATGGTTAAGACCTTCTTTTATTAGCCGGATTACTTCAGACTCGAAGAAAGAAAATCCGTTATCCGATTTAGTATTATATACGACGATCTTACGCTCCAAAGGCTCCAGCGACGACGGGTCGGCCAGACCTTTTTTGTGCGCGTAAAGCACCGTCGTATGATCGCGCTTAACGTAACGACCAACGCCAGCGTATGACGCATTCGGGATCTCTTCCATGCAGCGGAATATAAATTCGCGCCGCGCGTGCGATATGTGATGCATCTGCGAAGTGCCGATGATCGACTTGTAAGGCACTTTATGCTTGCGCGCGACCTCACCTAAAATCTTCAGGTATGCCGGCGGCATCCCTTTCGTCGGGACGTATTCGGCGTCAGCGGCCTTCTCCAACGCCGCGCGCTGCTCTGGCGTCAGTTCGGGCGCAGACTCAAGTAGGCGCAGCGCTCGCGTCGCCTTGCGAAGACGATGCTTACGCGCCGAGGCAGACTGCGAGAGTGGTTTGCGTTTCGGGCCGTCATAGCCCGCATAAGGAAAAAGATAAGACATGAAAAGAACGGGGGCTTTCGCCCCCGCCTCCTATTATCAGCCGCGACGACGACGGCCAGTGTCACCAGCGGAGCCATCGACCGATTCAGCCGGCGCACCGTCGAGCGAGATCCAGTCGATCACATCAAACACCGGGGTGTAGACGCGACCGTAGGATTTGTGCTGATAATATTCCGAGCCGAGTTTCACGACGGCCACTGGCGCGTCCTGATTCTTCTCGACCTGATCGGCAACCTTCATGGCAAGCTGGTGCATAGCGCGCTTACCGCCAACGGACGTGACCGTATAGCGCGCTTCCGTGCCAGCATCCTCACCATCAAGGCACTTGACGCTCATGCCAACCTGCGGCTCCCAACCACGCTTAGCGCCAGGCGGTGCCACGTCCAGTTCGGGAAGCGGCTCCGTGATGGACACCATCTTCTCGCCAAGCACTTCGCCTTCGCCCCACGCAATGAAACCGTGAACGAACGAGAACGGATTGACCGCCCAGCGTCCATCTTTGTCGATCTCAGTCTGATCCGCACCGTAAACCCAATGGCCGGTCTTATCCATTTTCAGGATGACCGAACCAACTGAAGCCTCAGTATCGAGTTTACGCAGCGACTCAGCCAGAGACGCAGCGGTGGGGAGATTGGCGTTGCCGAACTTCACAATATTAGACATTACTTGACCTCAAGTTTAGAGAAGGCAGAACGAATGTCCTTGCCTATCGTAAGCACCGCCGGTCGGGGATCGCTCTCCGGCGCGATGGTGTTACCTGTTGAAACCGCGACGACCAGATCTTTTGGTATAGCTAGTCCATGTTTCTTAGCTACCTTCTCAATCTGCGCTGGCGAGCGCAACGTCGTCTCGATTAATTCCGAATTATCCAGTCCCATTTGCTCAAGAGCTTCTCGCGCTCCTTCAGCATCAACCCATTGACGAGTGGCGCGCTTGGGGACGAGCTTCCATCCCGGCACAGGTGCGTTGTTTTCCAGCATCGTCTGGGCCAATTCACGGACGCTTTTAGCCCATTCTTCCGCAAGGATCGCAAACGCCAGAGCATTACCGACTTTCTCCACGTCAATAGCTTTAACTTTGGTCGCAACAGCGCGCTCAAGCTGACCTGTAAGCAGAGGGCAGACAGGTTTAGCTGCGCACCAACGACAATGATCTCCAGCAGCATATGGCGCGTTAGGCTTAAATGACGCCTGCACAGCATCATACAGCGTGCGCTCGAACGCCTTGATGCGACCGGGGGTTGTAAGCCAACGCTTTACATACGGCGGCTGCACGATGATGAGTTCGATCTCATCAACGCCTTCAAATACCCAGCGCAGCGCTTCCGTTCGCATACCGGCGGCGGCGTAGAACATAAGCTGTTCATTTTCTTCGGCGTCTACCGCAACGCCATCCCCGAACTTCCAGTCGAGGACTATCGCACGATTGCGAATACGGCCAGCGAGATCGCAAGAACCGTAAACTCCGGCAAGAAAGTCGTTAAAATGGACATTCACCTCCGTGGCAAACTCAAGCTCCGCATTAGGGTCGATCTCGTTCAATGAGTCAAGCGCTAGGATTAGCTTCTCATTGTCAGGATAATCTTCAACGCTGCCGCCATGCGACAAGATCATGTGCATGGCGTCATGCAGACGCGAGCCTTCTTCGGCATATTTAGAGCTTGGCTTTTCAGGGACTGTGTTAACAAGCGCCCGCGAACCGGGGCAGTTAATCAAGCGCTTAGCGGTCGAACCGCCGACGATGTTGCTGTGTGACATTACCATACCTTTCGATGATTCGACACTAGACAATCTGTTATGGATGTGTCAAGAACTTTTTTATGCTTGAGAAAGACATTGAAAAGTATCTTGTGAAATGCGTCGCGCAAGCTGGCGGCAAGGCTTACAAATTCGTGTCGCCATCCAATCGCGGCGTGTCTGATCGGATCGTTTGCTTACCGGACGGCACTACGCATTTCATAGAGTTAAAGCGTCCCGGCGGTAAAATATCGCCACTACAAGCGATGTTTGCGCGTGACATGGATCAGCTCAATCAGAACTACGAAGTTCTATGGTCTAAGGAAGAAATTGACCGATGGATCTCAGACCATACCAGCATATTGCCGCAGATTTCCTCTTCAGCCGCGACCGGGCCATGATCCTTGCGCCAGTCGGCGCGGGCAAGACAGCGATCACGTTGACGGCGATGGCCGACATGACCAGCAAAGGTCATTGCGACCGCTGGCTCGTGTTAGCGCCCAAGCGCGTCTGCACTGACGTGTGGCCTGTCGAGCGTCCTAAATGGGCCGAGCATTTACGCATGAGCGTCGCAGTCGGCACGCCGGCGCAACGTAAGGCAGCGTTCGCGGCTGATGTCGATATAGTCGTCACCAACTATGACAACATCCCGTCGATTGATCCCAAAGACTTTGACGGTATCGTCTTCGACGAGCTGACGCGGCTGAAGAACCCGTCCGGCAAACGCTTCAAGCACCTGCTTAAGATCCTTGACAAGTTCAAGATCCGCTGGGGTCTGACCGGCTCGTTTACATCGAACGGTCTGGAAGACGTGTTCGGCCAGTGCAAGGTCGTCGATCAGACGCTGCTAGGCCGCAGCAAAGGCGCGTTTCTGCAACAGTATTTCTACTGCGTGAACCGCGACTACGGCCAATGGGAACCGCTGCCGCAGGCGCTCCCAAAGGTCATGGAGGCGATCAAACCGGCGACTTATGTGCTGGAACCTGGCGAGTATAAGGACAAGTTGCCGCCGCTCAACATCGTCGAGATCCGGTGCGATCTTGAGGATCGCGGGCCTTACGAGAACATGAAGAAGGATTATGTGCATGAAGAGATCACGGCTCCGACAGCGGCTGCTGTCACAAACAAACTTCAGCAGCTTACCTCCGGCTTCGCTTATGATAGTCAAGGCCATGCTCAGTGGTTTGGACGCCAGAAGTTTGAATCTCTCCGAGACATCCTCGACGAAAACCAGCGCGACAACACTATCATCGTCTACAATTACAAAGAAGAGTTAGCCGAGCTTCAGCGCAGCTTCAACGTCACGACGATTGACGCGCCGGACGCCATTGAGCGCTGGAACGCCGGCAAGATCGAACTGCTGGCGATCCACCCTAAGAGCGCCGGCCATGGGTTGAACCTTCAGTTTGGCGGCAATAAGATCGTGTTCCTCTCGCTGCCGTGGTCGCTGGAGCTGTTCGAGCAGACGGTAGGCCGGCTGCATCGCAGCGGCCAGACGCGCGAAGTCTGGTGTTATCTCATCATGTGTAATAAAACTATTGACGAACGTATCCTGTCTAGCCTACAAGACAAGAAATCTTTAGCGGAAATCGCCCTTGCAGAACTTAACATGGAAAACCCTTAACGATCAGCTTGCTGATCTTACCGAGACAGAAGTGAAAGATCTTCTGGAGGATGAGATGCGTCACGCCCGGCGCTCTACGATCCTAGTGCGGCTGCATCAGCGCTTCACAGTGCTGAGAATGTTGCGAGAAAGGGCGGCCATTATGGAGATGATAGATGAATCCTCAAGAACTACTGCTGCAAGCCGCTAACATCATCGACCAGCGCGGTGAGGGCTACGGCGGTATAGAGAACAATTTCCAGCTTGCGGCGGATCTGGCGACGCTGCGAATTGGGCGTGATTTTCACCCCTACGAGATCGCCATTATCCTTGCTTGCGTCAAGAACGCCCGCGCGTTCAACTCACCGGCGCACCAGGATAGCCATGTTGACGCTGTGAACTATGAACTGTTCGCGGCGACGTTTGCGGATGATTACGCCATGTCGCGCCAGCAGGTCCAGTATAAGACGCGCGCTAACCTAAAGCCGGCACGTTCGGCGAAGCTGACCGTAATCGACGACAAGCCGAGCGACAGCGCTGTCGTTGGGGAGAGCGCGTAATTCTTTAGCCGCTTTGGTTTGGAGTTCGGCTGAATAGTCGACCAGCGGGGGACACCTGCTGGTCGACTGACACCCACTAAAACTTGCCAGCATCAAGATCAGCGGCAGTTTCATCTTTGGTTTTAGGTTCTGCAACCTGACCCTTTCAATCATTCGGCTTGGTGCCGCCGGTCACGTTCCAGTCTTTAGCGGCGACAAGACCAAGCGCGACGAGCGCGTTCTGAAGATCGGACCAGTTCACGTCCTTGGTCTGCCAAGCATGGAACAGCACCGACAGAAGCGTCAGAATACCGGGGATCGTGGTCATCCAGTTAACTAACATTTTTGTCTCCTTTAGTTACATGGCCGCGACGTGCTATCACGGGCGATACATTCATAATACTTAAGGTCGGCGCACCCGCTCAGCGCGAGCATAAGCCCCGCACAGCAGCATAAACGTCGTTTATCCGGTTTGACCAACCACGACCAAAGGTAGCCCATGTCGGTAATCCTTTTAAGAAGCCCAGCCGCATGTCTGTCAGTCTGACACCAAGATAGGCTTTAGCGGCGGCGATTGTCTTGGGGCCGATCTGGCCGTCTTGCGTGACGCCGACCAGTGACTGAAGATATTTCGAAGCCCGACTCACTCCTGAGTTAACGGCAAAATCGAACACAGCCATGTCAAGCCCATCCGGCAGATCATCGCCACGGATCTTATCCCAATACTCTTGTTTGTAGATCGCCGCGACTTCTGAGTCAGCGATCTGGAATACGTCCTTCTGGCTAAGCCCGTGCTTCGCCCGCCACGCATTATAGGTGTTCTGCGTGACGCCGTAAGCCGTGCGGCCACCAGGATCACGCGGGTCATCGACCTTGCCGCCCTCGTAACGCAACGTCGCCTTCAGCGCGGCGTCATAATTCTCTTTCATCGGTCAGCCTTTGTGCTGAGAAGATCACGGATGCGGTCGAGCCGCTCAAACACTTGGTTCAAGGTCGAGTTAAACTCTTCGCGAGTGATATAGCGCCCGGCGACCAGCACCTCGATGTTGCCGACCTTTTCGGCCAGCTCTTTGTCGGCTTCCTGTAGATCCTTCACAGCCGCCCAAACGGTGTTGAGCGTCCAGCCGCCCAGCACACCGATGACGCCGATGGCCACATCAAAGAGAACTTGATATTCGACCATCATTGCCTCGACATTGCGTTTCGATTTTGACCACGGCTAAGAACATTGACCGCGCCTACGACAGCCGGCACTTTAGATTCGGCGGACGGTGGCGTAGTTTTGACGCGGGGTTTGGTAGTCCCTTGCTCCAATATGGTCAGCACACGTTCTGGGTTTTCGTATAAGTCGCGCGCAAGCCGCGCAGACACCCGCGCGTTCTGACGTTTCTGGAGAAACCGCTGCGTCGCGTGAATGAGATTGTATGGGTATGACAGCGGGTTATACCACTGGAACGCAACTTCTTCGGCTGCTTTTTCACCTAAGTTAGCGGGAGCTTTAGCTGATAGGCGTTCCATCTGCTTCATGCGCGCCAGATCGTCGATAGCCAACTTGATGTCATTCTTTTGAGCGGCGCTATAGCCACTAATATCCGCGCGCAACTGTGCATCGGTGCTAGGCGCGGTTTTGGAGACTTCTTTAAGTTGAAGCTGATCTTCAGCCAAAGCGCGCAGAGCGTCGTATTGCTCCTTGCCGACTGCGCCAATAATGGCGCGACGCTGATCGGATAGCTTTTTAAGCGCGGCTTTAGGTTCGCCAGCCGTGACATTTTCTAGCACACGATCTGATACTTCTTTGGCCAGCGCTTCTAACGCTTCAGGCGATTTGCGCAAACGCTCTTTAAGAAAACTCATCTCTTGCGATGATTTCTCAGCTCTATCTACAAGAGCGCGCCAATCAGTCTCTTTAAGCGCTTTCGCTTGTTCGGTGAGTTTTGCAATACCAGTTTGCATTCTAGTAGCGCTGCGCTGAACTTGACTAATGATGTCGTTAACATCGGAGCCTATTACATCTAAAGGCTCCCGATATTTTTCGACAAAAGACGCTAGGGCTTTTGGGTCGACTATGCCATCCGTAACGGCTTCTTTGCGCGCCATGGCCAGAATCGCATCATTTACATCCGACATGACCGCCGGATTATCGCCGAAAGTTGTCGCAAATTGCCGTGCGTTGCGGCCATCGGATAAGAATTTGGCGACCGTTGTGTCTGGAGGCAGAACGGTTTCGTTTTTAATATTTGTCCGAAATAAATCGCCAGACACGCCCGTTCGATAAGGTTTTACGATCTTATCAACAAAAGCCTTATTAGCGTCTTTCCAAGCCGTCCGCGCTTCTTGAGGTATGGTTTCACTGGATTCGACAATATCAGTCAGTCTCTTTTTGAGCTGAAGCAAATGCGCTTTGCGCGTATTGGCCTTAACGTCATTAGGAGAAGCCCTAAAAACTGAGGATAATTCAGCGTTTATGGCCTTGTTAAGTTTGCCGATTGAGCGAAACGACGCCATGACCGGAGCGGCTTCAGTTGGTTCAGCGTAATACCCCGCGCCTTCACCTAAAGAAACCCAATCGCCTTTTGCTTGCGGACGCTGTTTAGCTATGTATTCCGCCAAAGATCCCGGCACGGTAGCAGGCGAAAATTCCGCCGTTGGATCTGCAAGAATGTTTTCAGCCTGCTTTACGACAGGCGCTATATTTTCTTTTGCTCGCCCCCATTTGCCGGCAAAAGGTTTCTTAAAAATATCCTCCATTTCCTGACTGGCGAGCTTTTCACCTTCTTTTGCCGCCGCTTGGATAGAAACGCCGCGTTCATAAAGATCTGTTGACGGCAAATACCGCTGAAGCGCGCCAAGTTCAGATTCAAGCGCTTTACGTTCTTCAGCCAGATTGCGCAAAGGCACGTCGCGGATAATGCGCGGATTTGCCAATTCTTCCGGTGATAGCGCGCCAGCGCGCTCTTGGATTGTAGCGTCCACTCGCGCCAACTGGTCGCGGATAGCCGCAGCCTGCTGCTGCGGGCGCTCAAGAATAGCGCGACCAGCCGGCGTCTCAACGCCGCCGTAGCTCTTTTCAAGCGCGGCAAGACCCGGCAGTTCTACACCGCCAGCCGCTGTCGCTTCCGCCAAAGACGGCGCAGGCATACCAGGTGTGCGCGGGATCTGAACGCCTTGCTCATAAGCAGCGCGAATATCCGCCGGTGCGACTGGCCCTGTAAGCGCGGCAAGCCGGTTCTGAATCGCCGCTTCGTCGCTAGAAATCGGCAGAACGCGCCCGATCATGTTACGCGCGCCGGCTTGCGCTGCTTCTGCGCTTGTGCCAATAGCGCGTCCGGCGACTCGCGCCGCCGTGCTACCAAGCGCCGGCAGCGTCGAAACATCCATAGCAAAGCGTGAGGGCTCAGTAACAGCGGTCATATACGCTGCCTGCGGAGAGCCATACGCGCGAGCATAATCGGCTAAGACATTAGCCGGAAGTGACCGTAGCTGTTCTCTCGCAGCGACATCACCCATAGCGGCTTGGCCAGCCATAAGAGGCAGACCAACAACGCCTTTTGCCATTTCTACGGCGGGTTTCATGGGCTCGCGGGCGATATTCATGCCGGCAATAGCCGCGCCGCCGCCTAATAGCGTGCCAATGTCAAGGAGGTTGCTAACCGCTTCTTCACCTGTCTTGGGCGCAGTTCCGAAGAATGGTTTCTCAAATACCGGCGAAACAGCTTTCCGTTCAGGAACGCCGCCGTATTGAGAAATTATGTCGGAGTAATCGCCAGCCGGTGCGCCGCCGTATTGCGAGATAATGTCTGAATAGTCGGCCATTAACGACCTCCCCGCGCCGCAATAGCTGCGCGAACTTTATCCGCAACACTCGCAGGGAACTTATGCGGCCCCTGACCGGGGATGTCTATAGTGACCATCTCTTCGCCGCCGGCTTTGCCACGTGTAGCCGCCGCGCCTTCAGGCGTCGCCACGCCGCGCAGTCGGCTTAACTGCGGCGCTTCTTTATACGGCACGCCCGCACGACGCGAGAGCATACGCACGGCTTCATCGAATTTAGCTAGACGATCACCGACTGGAACTGCCGTGTCGTCAAGACCGCCAATAGCTTCCATGACAAATTTACGATCTTCGTCAGTAAAGCTCTTGCCGCCAAGACTGCCGCCAACTTTATCCAAAAGAGCGTTTTTCTGCGATGAACTGAGACGCGCTTCGCCGCGTGTTCCTTCCGTAGACACGCCAAAAGCCCGCGCAAGACCGTAAAGAACCTGCGTAGGCCGACCGCCACCAACGGATTCCATTAACTGCGCAGGACGCGATGCACCCGTTTCCGGGTTATATTCGATAGCGTCAAGGAATTTGAGCGCCGATTTTTGTCCGGCAGCTTCTTCCGTGCCTATCGGAGCAGGAGTAAACGATTTTAATGGCTCTCGAATGCCAGATTCTTGAGCCTTGGTTGCTCCACCACCGCCAGCCCAGCGAATAAGATCACCCGCCGTTTTAGCCTTGGCAAAAACTTCAGGGTTAGCTTTAATCGCTTTAGGCGATAATAGTTCCGACACTGGCGTATCTGGTGACGCGCCAAGCACGTCAAGCGCGCCATCAGCACCAAGAAAATGCGCTAGGTAGGTATTGCCTTTAGATGGCTGAAAGCCTGCATCACGCAACTTCTGTTGATTAGCCGCCGTAAACGCCTGAAGCATAGGCTCTTCAACTGGCACGCCATCAATCATAGTGCCGCGCTGCGCCAGAATTGCTTCTTTTGACATACCTTTAGCGCGATCAGGAAAAGTCTTGCGATAAGTGTCGACAAACGTGCTGTCGATGAACTGACCTATGCCTTGCGCCGAAGAACGCGGATTTTTGCCTGTGCCTTCGCGGGCCATCGTGTAGCCATACTGCGCCGCTTCTTCCGGTGTATAAGTAACGCCAGTGCCTTTCACGCGATAGCCAAGAAGGTTTTTATTCGCGTCTTCCATCGGTTCCAGATCTTCCGACGCAATACGCGAACCCGAAATTTCTTGCGCCGGCCCTCCGGCAGGACTGACACGCAGCATACGTGTCTGTGACCCAAATTGCTGTTGCAAGATCTGCGGTTTCAGGTCCGCGCCTTGCATAGCAATCATTTGAATCGACTGCGGGTCATATGCTTCCGGCAATGTCGCGGCGGCAAGCGGAAATGTCTCTGCGACCTGTTTACGCCAAGACGGGTAATTTTGCGCGTTTATGCGCGGGGTCATGTTAACGAGATAGTCGTATTTTTTAGACGCTATCTCAAATTCTTTCGCCTGCTGTTCGGCCTGTAATTTATCGGCTTCACGAATGTCTTTATTAGCCGCATATCCCGCCGCTGCTTCAGCAAGCCGCATTTGTTGTTCTAAACGCTGCTGTTGGAGCGCATTTGCTGCAAGCGCCTGCCCCTGCGCAAACGAACCCATGAGGTTCAAATTCGGCGTTTCGAACTCAGGGATAGGACGATATTGAATTGGCATCGTAAATTACCTTAGCCAAAGAGAGATTTACCCATACCAGCCTTATAGCCAGCATACGTCCCGCCAGCTTGAAGCGCCTGCCCAAGCAATGAAGTCATCGCATTCGTCGGCCCCATATACGCCGCCGCGTTATTAGCGCCGATGTTGGCGTAACCCTGACCGATGTTCTGGCCTAGCTGGTTATAGTTGCTGGCGAGTTGCTGTCCCGTGCCGGTATAAACATTGGCGAGATTAGCGCCGACATTGCTCATGCCCTGCGCCGCGCTCATGCCTGAACTGCCAAGACTTTGAAGCGCCTGTGTGGCCGCTAGGCGGTTCTGCATAAACCGATTATAGGCATTACCGTATTCGGTAGAGGCTAGACCTTGACTGTAGTTCTGAATGCCTTTTAGCGTTGAGCCAGACAAAAGACCGCCGCGCGCCGCTGCTGATTGCTGGAGCGCCTTCATGCCCTGCTGTTCGCGGAACGCATAGCTAGGGTCCATCTGAAGCTGCGCAAATGTCGGCATTTGCGTATATTCGCCGTTCGGCCCGTATAGCGAGGCGAGCTGATTGATAGCGTTCACGCCGACAGTCTGATAAGGCGTAAAGGCTTCCATGCCTTTGTTCAGCGCCCCAGCGGCCTGCGTCTGCCCTTGCTGAAGCGCGTTTTGAGCCTGCGCGGCCTGTTGGGCCTGCGCAATCATCGCCAACTGAGTGGCTTGATTCTGAGCCGCTGCGGCTTTACCCCAACCCATCGTTAGATCCTTCCTACCGTGCCGTCAGGGCGGCTCACCATGCCAAGTCGCTCAAGAATACCATACATATAGTCGTGGCCATCGTCTACCCGCGTATAAAACTTGGGGTGCGCGACTATCTGCCTCAAAAGCCCTTTTGTCAGCCACTTACGCCGCCATTCAGGCAGAATGGAGACATGAACTTCGCCATCATCTGATATAAACAACGCGCCTATCGGTTGGTCGTCGCGCTCTATGACGTCAACAGTCCAGCCTTCAGCGCTCTTTACATGCTCTTCGTAACTTATCGGGTATCCCCAATCAGTCGCTTTGTAGCCGATGCGCAGCGCCGTTTCGCGGTCATTTATGATCCGGGTCGTCATTGCGTAATTGTTCGGCCCGAAGCGCGGATATTGATGCTGGTTCCAGAGCTAGCGATTGTAGACACAAAATCGCCCGCGCCAAGAACCTGCCCGACAATTTCAGGAAACGTATAGGTTTCGCCCGGCTGCAAAGATTTTGTTTTAACGATCAGATTTGTGTTGGATGCAGATCCGCCCGATGTCACAAGATTGACCGATAACGTGTATGTAGCCGAATCATAGTTAGTAGCCGTAAACTTGTCTATGATTGTGGTCACACCTGTCGACGTATACTGCGTGGTCTGCGACGCCTCCGCAATTTTTGCCGGCACTAAAACTTTTACATATACGGCCATTTCAGCCCCCTATTAATTTACGCTGCGCGATTGCTCAAACCAGTTTGTAGCGCCAGATCTATACAAGAGCTGCATATAGTCGGACGTTGATGAGGTAAAATTAGCGCCGCCTGCAAGATACATGGCGTTTGTCAACGTGGCATTGGCATTGTCAAAATACAGCCGTATGACTTGCTGATTATAGCCGTTATTAAAGAAAGTTATATTTCCCGGCGCGGCTAAAGATACGCGGAAGGTATTATACCCCGCCACGCTGGGCGTGCCAGCCGATGAAATAGTATATTCATAGTCCCAATCAGTCCGTATTTTATCATTGTAGCAGACGCCAGCGGGTGCGTATAAGTATAGCCGCGTTACGCCAGTTATGCTGTTATTTTTCAGCATATATGGGCCATATTGCGACGTAGATATACCTACACTCATGGTTACAAAATGAGCGCTTCCTGAACTGGATATAGACCCGATATTATTGGATATGTCTATATCCTCAAAATACGCGGCATCGTATTCAGAGATGTCTATGATTGTCTTGGTTAACGGATACGCACGATTGGCGTCTATGATGTTTTCCGCAAATTTAAGCCGTTTTACGTCCGTTATAACTATGTCGGCGGAATTATACGCGCCATTGGTGACAAAAGTATTGCCAGTAACATTTACGAAATAGCACTCCCCGGTAGACCCCGTGCGGCCCACTTTAAGTGAAACGCCACGAGTATTATAAAAAGTATTTCCTGTCACCGTTATGGCAGAAACAATCGTCGTCGAGTCTTGGTCAACAATTAATGCTGCGTCGCGGCAATCTAAAAAGGTATTAGCGGATATTGATATGCCAAAGCATCTGGCGATAGCTATTGCGGCGCGGCCTGTCGTTGCTGCCCCAGTGAATGATGGCGCATGTTCTTGAAACTGATTTCCAACAAGGCTGCCACCCTCAATATAGTTCGTATAAATGGCGTGGCGCGTTGTTCTATAGAATGTATTGCCCGAAAACAGCACAGATCGCGGTTTTGTTGATCCAGAAATCTCTGTAACAAATCCGATTCCTTGCCCGCTATCCGAGCCAATAGTGCCGTTAACCGTATTGTCGATAAACCGCGCCTGGTTAACCCCCGGTAGAATAACGGCTATCAATAGGTTGTGAAAGTCACAGCTTAGGATATTTATGTCTGTAAGAATGGGCGGGCTATAGTAGTCATAGCCTATGCCGCGCTGTCTATTTGCCAGAAGACCGTCACCGTTGATGGTAAGGCCAAAAAAGGTAACGCTAGAACAAGTTCCGCTGAGTTTGAAGACGGCATTTCTGTTGGTATCGTCGGTACTTCCAGCCATACTTCCATAAGCATTAATGGCGGCGTTAAAGCCCCGCACGTAAATCTGTGAAGCATCTGTAAGAGTGACCGGTCCCTGCTTATACGTGCCGGCAGGGTAAAAAACATCCGCGCCCGCCGCAATAGCTGCCGTTATGGCTTCTTGGATCGCTGCCGTATCATCCGTAATACCGTCACCGACAGCGCCGAAGTCTTTAACGCTGAGCGATTCACGAAGCTTAGACTGAACAGTTCTTGCTTCAGCCCCTACGCCGGCCGCAATATACCCGATTAATGACGACCCGTTAGAAGCGGCTAACTGAGCAAGGATGTCGTTACCGACATTATCGACTGTCCAGATCTCGACGCCGGTAGCTGTCTCTAACCGCAGTTTATAGAGAACCCCTGTTAGCCAAACATTAGCCTCGCCGCGGGAGTCAAGAATAATCGGATTGCTGTTAGGCGTTCCTGCGGACGAACTGGTGTAAGTAGCTAAAGGTGTGGTTGTGCCAGCCGCGTAAGAATACAGCTTTCCCCCAACCAACGGATTTCCGTTAGCGTCAAAAAATTGAAGCTTGGGGGCCGGGGATAACGTAGCTGCGGTCATAGCATAATCCTTAATCTATCGGACCAGACACACAATTTAGTGTGGCGATAATCGAGGGAGTAGCGGGCCGGGTTGGCGATGCTCCTGCGGCTATGGCCGCTAATTGCACGTCTGTATTTGAAGCCCACCAAGCCAACTCTATGTAATCGTTTGCATTTAGGCTAACGAATAAATTTACAGTCATTAGCCCCGCGCCGTCTACGCCCGAATGTTTATTTAACACACTAAGCGTCGTATTGGAATCAGCTATATCGACGCCGTTCTTGCGAAACCAGACATTTACGTCATCGATGGCTGCGGTGCCTACATTTATGAACTGAGCGCTAAATTGGGTGTTGTAGACACCCGGCCGTAAGACCGTGAGCCGCGACGCAATAGCCCCGGTTATAGTGGTGCTGCCGACTTCTTGAGACGTATTTACCGTATAAACACCAGTCGCGCCATAAGTCCCAGAAACAAAACCAACTATCTTGGTGCCTAGCGTAATACCCGTGCCTGAAAGAGTCATGCCCATATAAATGGAGCCTGACGTTATTCCAGTAACGGTAAGAACTGTGCCCGCGCCCGGTGGTGTTCCGTCATCTATTGTTCCCGTAAATACCGCTGTAGTGTTATTTAGACACACATGGTCGGCCGCATCAGTCGTGTCAAAATACATGATCTGAACTGAAGTGTTAGTGGCGGCTAATTGATTACTATTGTCTTGAAACCCGCCATATGCGGCCTGTTTTATCTGAGGCGCGTAAACTGGCTGATTGTATAGCCCCTGAATGGCCGCGTTCAAATTTGCAGGATCAAATGGAGATAAAGTATTAGGAGACGATGCTAGATCATTGATCTGTCTCTCGATGTTAGCGGCGTCAAAAGACGGCCCCACGTTCAGCTCCGCCTGTTGAAGCGTCTGTTTTGCTATAGCTTCGATTGACCCCATAGGATCGGGACCAACGAGCGCGTCTTGAATACTGAAATCGTTAGTGCCGGCGCTAGTAAGATTGAATAGATTCAATAAGAACCGATACCACTCTCGCGATATTCTATCTGTGCCCGGTTCTAGAAATGGGACGCGCGGCGGCGTTATATTTGTGACGTTAGGCATTCGTCGCGCTCGCGTGCAATTCCGCGCCCATAATAGCTATCTTTACGGGATCAGTTCCAGACACCTCATAAACACGGTCGCGGATCTTCAATGTCATGCCCAACCGTCGCCAAAAAGCGCGAAACCCGAACTGGCCTATTTTCCCCATAGACGCCAAGTGTTCGTTAGACCACGTATGTCCACCATCATCCGACCATCGAAGCATCATTTCAGGGGATACGCCCTGACCGGTTCCATCAAGTCCGACTCCGGTTTCGCAATCCAATTGCAATGTATGGTGCGCAGATCTGTTTAAGTCATTTTGACCCGTCGGAAGCGCTCGCCAAGAACGCAGCCATTTTTGAATATCGTTGTTATCTTTATAAGAGTTCAAGTCAAAATAATAGACGTTACCATTTTCATAGTCGCCCACTACAATCCTGTTATTAAAGGACATTTGGCAATTAGCGCGATGGCGCGTGAAGGAGCCATTATTCCACCCGGCGCGTTCATGCCAAACTTCCGTTGAGGCGTCATAGACCCAAGTTGTGTTAGCGGACGGAAAATTGAGAACGTAGAAAAAATGTCCGTCTTGCTGGTAAGTATAGCCAACAGCGTCGGACATGTCGGTGTATTGTTGGATCTGCCATTCTACGGCGTGCGTTGAGATGCGTTTGCCGGTATAGCCTTGCGTTCTATAAACAATACCACGCCCGCGTGCATCGGCCCCTAGCCAAAATACGCAGTTATCCATCTTGGCCACAGAATAAGGCGCTATACAGCCAATTTCGTTATACGCCCCTTGCACCGGAGCCAAAGGAAAATCAGCCAACCCCGCGTCATACCAGACTTCGGTGGAATTGGTGCCAAATACCCACACTTCGCGGTGATCAACAATAAGCGCGACCACATTATCAGGCGAACCTTCGGCACTAGCAAAATCTAACGGATTAACCGACAAACCGTCCAATAAAGATGTTACCCAAATCTTTTGGCTGTTTGGCTCATTGTAAACAAAATAACCGTCTATATAGCCAACGGTAACTGCGCCAGTAAAATCAGCGTCAGAGATCGCAAGTAACTGATCTGTAAGTCTATTGTATATGTAGCCCGGACCATTCGCGGCGATAAATAGCTGCGTGCCATTATCGGCCATGCTTACGGGGCCAGAGCCATTTATCAGCCCTATATACGATGTTGTCCAAGACGTATTTATTTTATACAGGCCAAGACCAGATACGATATATCCTTCGCCGCCAAACGTATATAGGCCGCGAATGGGCCCAGTCCCGACAGAAGTTATAAGTGTCAGACCTGGCGCGCGATTGAGGAACGCCGGTTCTTTTCCGGCTTCAGGAACAATCTCAGGGAAAAGATTGACCATGCGATTGTCAGCCGCATTTACACTACGCGCTACATAAGACGAGCCAAGGATCGGCGTCTTCATTAGTAGTTCCCGGCGTAAATATTATAGCGCTGGCGGGTGCCCACGATGCTGTAAGGCAGCGCCATGATGTCATCAGGGTTATTGATGCGCTTCAGATTGCGCTTGCTATACATGGCGATGCGCTGCACCTGCGCTGACGGCTCGACGCCGAACTCAGGAGCCATTTCACAGGCTAGATTATAGCGAAATGCGCGAAGATAGCCGGGCGGGAACGTCAATGACGTAGCCAGAGTAGCCGGCTGCGTCAGCTCCTCGACCGAAATGAAATGCCATTCCAGCAGCCGCAACGGCACCGGATAGATGAACATTTCAATGTCAGGGAAAGTCATATTCACGAATATGACCTGCGGATATGTCGAGGTCACAGTTTTGACGGCGATGCCATCATACTGCTGCTGATTGATGAATTTGATCCCGTAGGACACATTGGTCTGCGGATCGCGGAAGTAAGTCGCGTCGTCTAGCAAAACCGGGCGGTTGCCGACGAAATCGCCGGTCGGGCCAAGGGTCTGGCTTCTAAGACCGGGAGTCCATAGAAAGGTTTGATCTTGCGTCGAAAAGACCGCTAGACGTTCCGTGTTCCACGAGTCGATCATTTGATTCAGAGCGCTCAACGAGTCTTGCGACATCGCGGCCGAGGGCGTTTCGCCTTCTGCGAGGACGCCCAGTAGTCTCAGGGCTCCGTTGATCTGATCGCCCGCTGTCGTCGTCATTCGGATCGAACCTTTCCCAGCCGTTCTCTTCGTCGGCTTCGGCTTCCATTTCTAGCGTGGCAATCTTAACGCCATGACGCTCATGGCGCAAATAAATAAGGGCCATTTTTCACCTATGGTAAGGGCCAGACGGGCCGTAGCCCGTCTGTAAGATTGAATTAGGACGCCAAAAGCGGGACTGAATACCAAGTCGTCGAGTCATACGCCACCAGAAGCGAGGACGTATAAGCCGCAAGAACGTAATTCGAGTCCGCTGCGATGGCATTTACAGCATCGCCAGACGCCGGCCAAACCTTCAGAACAGCGTTAGCATTATTCTTTAGGATGACCGTGCGGCCTGCAACAGCCGGCGGCAGAAGGACACCTTTAGTGCCGTCAGCCGCTGAAACCAGCGTAAAACCATCCGAAACAGCCGCTGCGTTGGCCTGCGTAGAGCCCGCCGCCGCAACAGTAGCCGATTTCAGATAGAGGCCGCCAGTCGTGGTAATATCGCCTGCCGAGACAGAGGTAGCGCCGGAGATAGTGCCTCCACTGATCGTCGCACCCGTGATGGTCGTGCCAGCAACGAGTTCGGGATCAGAGAAGGCAACACCGACAGCTTTAGTGTTAGGCATTGCCTTCTCCTATAGTTACGCGATGCGATAGATCGAATAAGCCGCCGTGCCCGTCTTGCGGAAACGGAAGATAGCCGAGGATGGCGTGGTCGCGCCGTCGATGACAACCGCGCTGCCGACGATGCTGTTGCCCGTGCCCGCGCCGAACGTCACGTCATTAGCGGCGTTGTCACCGATGTTGATGAACACAACATCAAACGCCGCGTTGACTGCAACGCTTGGGAAAGCCGCGTCAATCAGCGCGCCCGTCGGGAACGTGTAGGTGCCAGCATCCGTGCCACCGGAATCCATCGTCACAATGCCAGCCGCCAGATTGGCAGCCGTAACCGTAACGGTAGCGCCGGTCAGAACCGCCGGAGCGCCCTGCGGAAGAACCAGCGGTTCGGTGCGGTTGCCCGCCGAATACTGGTAGCCGCCATCGCCATTCGGGATGCCGCTGTAGGGGCCAAACGTCTCAAGCGGGTAAGCCGCATTCGCAGTAGTCGTCATGGATTAACTCCTTGAATTAGAAAAAGAAGGGGCCGAAGCCCCCTCTAATGTTAGCCCCACAGACGGACAGCCATCTGCGGACGAATGACCGAATAGCCATACAGCACGTCAATACGGCACGGCAGGCGGTCGTTATTGATGTCATACTGACGCACGACGCGCAGGCTGATACCATTGTGGACCTGACGCGAAGCCATGTCGACGCCCTGCGGCATAAGCAGGTCGGCGGTGGCGAACGCGATGGCGTCACGATGATAGATCAGGTTCTGCGGATACTGCGTCGAAGCAGAGCCGTAGAAGGTGACAGCCGCGCCGGAAACCGGCAGAGCGTCAACCGTGGCGAGAGCCTGACCAGCCGAATACATCGCCGGAACAGTGACCGTCGCGGTGGTCGACGCCGTAACGTCAGCCAGAGCCACGAACTGATACAGCGAGCCGGTGGACTCACGGGTCTGCGGGTTGACGGCGTAAACGCTGCCAATCGTGAACACGTCACCGGCCTTGATCGTCGTCGAGCCAAGGCCCGTCAGGACGATGCTGGTCGAACCTTCGGTCGTGACCGAGGTGCTGACCGTCACGGTGCCGGCGCGCGAGCCGGTCGTGAACTGCTTGACCGACTGCGACATATTCAGCTCATCATAGCCGAGGATGCCTTCGCCGAACATGCCGTTCTTGAACTGCTTGCTGATGGCCGAAACCGGGTTGAACAGGCCCTTCATGCCTTCGATCAGCGCAGCGTTAGCAGCCGGGTTAACCGTCGCATAGCGCGGCGACATGACAGCGGCGTTCTCGTTCAGCTTCTGCTGCGCCTGCAACAGAACGAGCGAGGTGGCCGGGGTCGTGCCGGGCGTGCCGACCGAGTTGCCGATGTATTTGAAGGAGTTCGCAACGTCAGCGTCGATGCTGGCGGCGAGCTGCGAAATACGCGGCTTCAGAACACGTTCCGCGAAGTCGTCCAACTGCATCGTCAGTTCGGCGGTCGTGAAGTTCACGCCGATGTGCTTCTGCGACGAGACGGTCAGGGTCGTGTACTGCTCGTTGTCGTCCTGAACCTGAAGCGCAGCGCCGTCCGTGACCAAAGCGCGGTCGGGCAGGCGGATACGCAGGGTCGAGCCGACCTTCGCGCCTTCAACGGCGAAAGAGTCGTCATACTGGCGGTTAACGGTGCGCGTCAGGACAAGGTTGTTTTCTAAGATCTCCAACGCTTTCCGGGTAATCATGTCGATTGTAAGAATCGAGTTACTCATCTCGTAGTCCTTTCAAGAAGCTAAGAAGACTTAGCGTCTGTTTTGCGCTTCCCACTTCTTGATCTGGCGCAGCCGTTCCGCTTCAATCCATTCCGAGGTTGACATCGACTTTATAGACCGTGGGTCTGCCGTATCATACCGGGGGCCTGAGTTTGACCGGGTAGCCGTGACAGGAGCAAGAGGTGCGGGCGCGGTTGAGGTTTTCTTAACCGGCGGGTTCGTGGTCAAATTGACCTCGATCTTCCCGATCTCTTTTGCCTGCAAGACAGGCGGCAGTTTGGAAATCCGCCCGGCTTCTTTTGGATTGGAGCCAAGGTAATAAATTACCTCTGGACCAATATCAGAAGCCTGGATGGCTTGAGCCATAACGTCCGTGACAGGAAGGTTCGGGTTATACGCGACTTGTTCAAAGTCCTCGTATCGGTCCCTAGCCTCTTCCTCACGGTCCTTATAGGACTCCAAGATCGCTGCCTGTTGAGCTGCGGCCTCGCGCTGGGCTAGAAGATCACGAGCCTTTTGCTCCGCTAACGCTTCCGCGTATTGCTGAGCATTCTCGAAATCATCCGGCGCAGGTGGAGGTGCGGCGGGCGTTCTAGCCTGCTGCTCCGCAAGCCGTTGGGCCTGCTCTCTTTCCCATTTGCGCTGTTCTCTTGCAAGGCGCTTGCTTACAATCGCGTCCAACTCTTCCTGAGAGAACGATTTTGTAGGCTGCTGTTCCTCCGGCGTCGTATCAGCAGATTCCGGTGCTGCCGTAGCTTCCGGTTCCGGCGCGGGGCTGATTTCCGCTACAGCCTGTTCGTCTTCGCTCACGCGATGCTCCTATACCTAGCTATCCGGCTAGTCGGTTCACTCCTTATATTACATAGACAAATGTTTTGTCTACCATTAAGGGAGCGAGGCTTTAATTGCGTCGAGTTCAGCTTTCAGTTCCTGAACAGCCTTAATAAGCGGCGCAATAAATTCTTCGTACCGCAGACCCTGTTCGCTATCCGGGTCCGCCGCATCAGTCAGAACCCAACCGCCAAAGTCCACACCAGCGGGAAGCGCTGTTTTAACTTCCTGCGCGATCAGACCGAAATGCTGGCGCTTTCCTGGAACAGCCGTAATAGTCACTTTTGATGAATCGGCGGCGTCACGGTCGATGATATTTCCGCCAACTTTGAATTTATACGCGACAGGGCGCAGAGATTCGATGAAATCGAGCCCCAGAGGGGAGTCGATAATTTCGGTTTTTGCGTTTACGTCAGACGTCTGAATAGTGCCATTGACAGCCCAAACAGCAGACCAACGCGCGCCGCTCGCGCCTAATGTATAGGCGTTATCCGAATCCGGTTTAGTTATAGCACCAAGTTGAAGTTCGGATGCGGTAATTTTAAACGGCTGATAGCTTGCGGCTAGTGTATTGTCAGTCGCGTCCATAGACGCATTAACTGACGTAGTGGCAAATCGAATGCCTTTAGTTGTTCCAGCAACGCCAAAAGCAAAGTTACCGTCAGCTTTGTAAACGTAGAATTTAGTGCTGGCCAGAGGCGCTGCGCCGATGCCAACGTTGCCCGTGCCGACAGAATTAAGAGAAATATTACCAGAGCCCTTACCATCAATTTTAAGAGCTTCATTCGTTCCGCTAGACGTAACCGCGAGAGCGACACCGGCAGCAGCCGCAGCGCCAGTAACGGAGACACCTGTGGCGACGCTGGCGGTGCTTGAGTTAACGGTCCAGACTGGATTAGTCGCGCCATTTGCGCCGACTGTAAGAGCGGTTGCAGACGCAGCCGTAATGGTCGTAGCGCCAGATGACATGGTTCCAGAGACAGCGGCATTGCCGCTTTTATCGACAGTAAACGATCCTGTAGTCGCCCCGGATACTGACAAATCGAGTAGTTTTGACGACGCGGCTGAAGCTGTATTCGTAACAGCCATTTTGATCCCGCTATAGGACGTGCCCACAGCGGTCCAAGAATCAGTAAGATTATAAATATAAGCCATTACGCCCTCGTCTCTATTTCAACGCCCGCGCGGTCTAGAATCGGAACATCGGAACGGTCAAAAATGGTCTGCGAGGGGATCGGCCCCGAACCACCTTCGCCAATAGCAGGCATAAACGGCCCTAATCCACCCTCATATGACGCAGGATAGATCTTCAACTGCGGTCTTAACCGCAGTTCATCACCAAATATGCAACGCAGTCGGATCGTCATGCGTAATAGCTAACATTCAGTTTGGCGCTGGCCGTCACTTCAATAAACTTGATCTTATTGAAGTCGCCATCATAGCTGAGAGACGCGCCGACGAAAATCGGCATGCCGACGCTCGCCGTAGGGTCAGTTCCATCATCGCGCCAACGCACATTCTGCGTCTCCGGCACGATCAGAGCCAGCGTCGCTCCTTGCGGAACGGTCAGACCGGCAGCGGAGCTAAGCGACGTGATCTGCTGATAGCCCAAGCAGACAGTAGTAGATTTCAGACCCATAATGCCCTCTTTAGGCTAGGAATTTCAATTTATACAGCGTTGAGAGATATAAGTCTACAATGCCGTCGATGATGTTCTGGATGGCGGAGTCGTCTTTATACTCTTTACGCGCCTCTTCGATCTCTTTCAGAGAATCTTCAAGAAATTCAACGACATTATTGGTCTTTTTAGCAGAATGCAGCGTGATCGGTCCAATCAGACCGTATCGGCCTTGATAGGCTTCAGCCAAATCATCAGCCAAATCGATGACTTTTTCATAAAAACCGCCCAGAGCCTTGTGTTTGGCGTAGCTGCGCGTGTTCAAATGCACCGAATGGGTCACATCGCGGGCTAAAAACAAATGTCCAATCAGATCCGCGCAGCTCATTGTCCCATTTCCCTCATTGGCGTGTTGCCCGGCACGATGTCGCCCATGTCCAGCGCCGCCGCGATGGTGCCTTGCACAATGTCCTGCACCTGTTCAGGCGTCATGCCCGCCTGCATGGCCGACAGACGCTTGGTTTCGGCGTCATAAGCCTTAATCTGCGCGTTTTGCTCGTCAATCGCCAGCTTCTGCATCTCATAGGACTGCATAAGCTGCTGGATCTGGGCCGTTGTGGCCTCCATTTCCTGCGCCATTTGCTCCATCTGCATACGCATGGCCTGCGCTTCCGGCGATTCGTCGGTGTCCTGAAGCACTTTTGGGTCAAGCATTTTCTCAAACCGTTTGGCCATCGTCTCAGAGCCTGGCCAGTCCATGTTTTTGACGAACAGATCGCCCGCAACCGACCAAAGCGCCGGATTCGTCTGGAGGATCTGGCCCATCGTGTCCATAGCTTCCTGCTTACGGGTCATGTAGCTGGGGCCAGAGGACACATGCACGTCGTAAGTGCCGACGTTCGGATTGTAGATCTTGGCGATCTCAATACCCTCTTCGTTGACAATCTTGCGCACCGCCTCCGGTTGAGCCGGATTGATGCGCGCCATGTCCACTTCGCCCTCGACGTTGATGATGCGAGCCACGCGCTGCGTGTCGTAGATCTTCGGGATCAAATCGACGAGCTGACGCGCGACGTATTTTACCGCGCGCGCGAGGTTGTCGACATAATGATAAGTACTCGTGTCGCCTTGCCGCTCCCGAGCGAGGATCGCACGACCCGTCCGCTCGTTGGAAGTCGCCCCAATGCTACTATCGTACTGGCCAGTGGTCGACTTGATGTCTTCGCCAGCCCCCATCTTGGCTTGAATAAGGCCCGTTTGAGCCATCGGAGGCTGGGCGCGTTCAGGTAGCGGTAGCGGGTTTCCGGCTCCGTCGGTAACATCGGGATTGACCTCCAGATACGGCCAGTTGTTCGTATTGGCCGTCTTCCAGTTGGTTTCGTAGCCTTCGAACTGGCCGCCATAGCCGATGAACGGCGCTTTGGGGGCCAGCGCCAGCATTTCCGCTTCTTGGCTGACCCAGTAGTTATACATGCGCTGCGCGTCTTTAGCGTTACGCACTAGACCGCTAATGTAGATCTGACCGTCGACCTCGAACTCGTTGCCGATCACGCGGACGACGGGGATGTATTTACCCGCCCACTCGCGTTCTTCCAGCACCTCGTAGCCGTTGGTTTTGATCCACATGACTTTACGACGGTCGCTCTCGCGGCTGCGCAGCGGCTTGCCATACGCGGTTCTTAATCGACGATCCTCCGGCGTGCCATCGAACGCCGTAATATTGTCTGGGTAGAGATTGAGCTTGGCGCGCTTAGTGTCGACGTAAAAATACTCTGCGATGCGGACAGTCTCTTGACTGACCCACATGCTGAGCGTCTGGTCGCCCACACCCTGACTCATCATACCTGTGACAGGCGTGGCGTCGGGGTACATGCGCTCATATTCAGCTTTCGGAATGTCTTCCGTAATAAAGCACCAATTCGCGTCCTGACCGCACGGGTCTTGGATCATCGGGTCCATATAGACGCTGAAACTGCTACGGACGCGAGCAATTTTAAGATCCTGTTCGAAAGAGTCTTCTTTCGTGTATTCCGTCAGAATGCGGATATAGCCTTCGCCGTATGTGACCTGGTTGTCGCAGGCCGTGTCATAGGCAACGTCGGCGTCAGACATATACTCGATATGCCGCACGATGCCGTCGAAGATCTCCGCGACCTCCGGATCCGCGTTCTCGTCGGCGGGGATGACGCGGGCGGTCGGGCGGTTCTGGCGTTGCTCGTTGGTCACGAGGCGCACGTGCTGCGGCAGCTTGTTGATTGTCAGGCACGGGCGCGCGTTGATCGTCTGGCCCTGCACCGCGCCGCGTGTCGCCAACACGTCTGCCGGCCATTGCCAAGCGTTGTCCGGCGAGCCCGCCATGAACCGCAGATCGTCTAGCTCGTCTTCGCGGCTGTCCGAATAGGCTGCCATCGCCACCGTAAAGCGGTGACGCATGGTGGCCAGACGGTCATCGTCCGGGTTATCGCTGACCTTGCCAGCCGCTACGACATCATCAGCTTGCATTATTTTTTCTTCTTTGCGGCTGCGCGCTTCGTCGAATAGGCGATGGCGACGGCCTGCTTGACCGGCTTACCAGCGGCGACTTCGGCTTTGATGTTTTTACGGAAGGCGTTTTTGGATGTGGACTTGACTAGCGGCATTACTTCTTCCTTGTCTTAGCAGACTGCTTGAACGCCTTGGCGGTCGGTGCGCCCTCTGCGCCCGGCTTGCGCATCTTCTCGCCCGACCCGGCTTTGATGCGCGCGCGCTTAGCGTGAATGTTGGCGTAGAGGCCCGGCTTACTTGCCACAGTTCCACCTCTTCATTGACGCCTTCGCCCGCTCCGCGTTCTTCGACTTAGCGACCACGCCGCCCATGCGCGCGCAGAACGACTTTTTACGCCCCTCGTCCGCCTTCGTCTTAGGGTTGGGAGCCGGCGGCTTCAGCTTGCTGCCCGTCGCAGCATTATATTTGGCTCTGCCCTTGGCCGTCAGCCCAGCGCCCGCCTTAGTCGACAGCTTCTCGCCGCGACCAACGGATAGCGATACGGACTTCTTCGCCATTAGTGACCCATCCATCCTGAAGAGGCTGCGTTGCCACCATAGGTCATGCGCGGTCGATTGTCCACTGGCCTCGCCTCCCTGTGCGCGACCGGATACGCGAACGTCACGGCGATAGCGTCGGCGGCGTCGGGACTGGCCAGTCCCCTCGCCTTCATGTCCTTCTTGCTCTCTAGGAATATAGTCCCCTTCGAGTCCGGCTTCATCATCGGCCCGGTCAGGTCGCTCTTGAGGAACCGGTCGTTGGGGATGGAGGCTGTCTTGAGCCACTCCCGCATGGCGTGCCACATCTCAGCCCGCTTGTTTCCGAACATGATTGGACGATTTGACCGTTGCCCAAAGTTTACGCCCCTGATCTTATACCGTTGCTCCTTCAGCCGGTCGACCACGCCCGCGCCTAGGCCGCCCTCGTCGATCACGACCATCGCTGGCCTGAACTCTTCTATGATGTCGATGACCCTGCCCACCACCTCCATCGTGTCGTCACCGCGGTAGCGTCGGATGCCGATGATGTCGCGGCCCTGCCGGATAGCGATGACCGTAGCGTCCGCCCCAAACCGCGCCGGGTCCACGCCCACGATTATCGGCGCTGTCTGGTCCTTCTGTGGTGGCCGTGTCTGCGCGTCCATGACCAGCGATGACGGTATGAACTGGTCATCCGATGCGTTGGGGAACGCTCCGTAGACCTCGACGTGGGCTTGGCTTGAGTCAGGTCCGTATTCGTCGATAATTTGCTGATAGACTGCCTTATCAGTTCCCTCCACGCTTCTGGCGTCAACAACCTTTGTTCGCCAGAACTCGCGTTTACTGTTGAAGCACTCGTAGAAATATCCGCTGTTGCGGCGGGGGTTGCTGAAAGCAAGCCAAAAACGATTAGGAGTGTTCTCTGTAAAGAAGCCACTGGCCACGCTCCATATACTGTCGTCAATACCACTGGCCTCGTCGAACACGAGCATGACGCCCGCGAAGTTGTGCACGCCCGCGTAGCTGTCCGGGTTCTCAGCCGACCACAGCCGCCCCTCCACGCCCCAGTAGCGTGTGCCTAACTTCAGATCCCGCTCCACCAGCTCCGCGATCCACTTGGCCGGTAGCACTCGCGTCGCGGACACCTCGAACCAGTGGGTGTTGAGGCTCATGGACAGCCACTTGGTGATCTCAGCCCAAGTGACGCTGCGGAGCTGCGCCTCTGAGTTAGCCGACACGATGGTCGTCGAGCCTATGCGCGTGGTCAGCATCCAGATCACAAGCCAGCTAACGAGGGCCGACTTGCCGATACCGCGCCCCGATGAGGTGGCCATGCGGAACGTCTCATAGTCTATACGGCCATTGTTCTCACGGATGTGATCCCGCAGGTCCATCAGCACCTGCAACTGCCACTGACGCGGGCCTGTGAAGCCCTCCAGCGGCGTGCCGGCCTTACCCCACGGGAACGCCATCCTCACGAACGCGACCGGATCGTTCTTCACCTGCGCCGACCACAGCGTCGCCATCAGCTTCTGTTCTTCGTCCGCGCTATAAATCGGAACTTGCATTATTCAGCCTTTCCGCCGCCGATCATGTGAAGCGATGGATACATGCGCAGGATCTCCGGCAAATGTCCCGCCCCCATAAAATACGCCCCATCCGGCTGGGCCAATAAGAACTTGTTGCGCCAGCGTTCGGCGCTTTTGGCGAACTTGTGCGGCTCCTTGCCGCTCCACATTTTGTCTTCGCCTTCAGACAGGAACGCCGTTACGTTGCGCTCAGTCGCCGGTTTCTTTGACTGATTCAGAATACCCATCTCAGACAAGAACTCTGTCAGCGTCTCATCGTCATAGTCGCGGTCTTTGAAGTAGTTTACGTCGCTGTCGAGAATAGACTGAAAGATCGTCTTGCTGCTGTCCGTTATGCGCGGCGCTATGCGGTTCTCTTTGACATTTGAGAACAGCACAAACAAGAACTCGACCGGGTAGCCCTTTACGGACTTGGCGAACTTGTCATCCCATGACCCTTTATAGGGAACATCAAAATATTCTTTGTCCCCGCCGTCACCCTCATACCACGCCCCGTCAGCGCGAGCGATCAGATTGATCTTGTCTATCAGATCCTTCGACAGCGGCGGTTTGCGCCCATGCGGCATCCCCACGAATACCTTGTTCGGGTTCTGGAAGATCACCCCGTATGGCGCTTGCATCTAATATCTCTCCTTGGATCACGCGCTGCTGCGCCTCTTCTAGCGCCGCTATAATAGATATGCGCTGCTCGACCTGCACCTGCACCGACTGCGGCGCTGTCCACTTGTGCACATGCTTGAGGATGTCCAGCGCCGCCTTGGTGTCGCCGCTGCGGGCGGCGTTGTGCAGCACCTCGGACATTTCGGCTTCACCCTCGGCGCGGCCCTTCTGTTCAGCATACTCCGCAATAGGGTCGAATTGTATCAGTCTGCGATACTCTTGTGGGGTCATGCCAGCGGCGTAGGCGAGCGTGTCGCCTTTCAGACCTTTGCGCGCGGCTAAGTAGATGCGCTCAAGCACCGCCTCAGTCGCTTCGATTTTGCGCGGCTCATAGGGAAGAGATTCGAACGTCATAAAGTCTTTTAGCACGAAAATAAAAAATAAAAAAGTTCGTGCAGATCCTTCGTATTTCTTAAAGGAGATCCCAAGGCCCAGCTCCCCACCCTGTTTACATTGCCAGCCTGTTTACATTGCCAGCCTGTTTACATTTCCTTGGAAGAATGCGCGCCGCTTGGATTGCGGCGCTTTTCTTTTTAGAAGGTCATCAGCTCGATGATGTTGCCGATGATAAAAGCGGTGAATCCAAGAGCCATGCCAGCGTCTAAAGCGAAGTGAATATATTTCATGTTGTGTTCCTCTCTTCTTATGTTTCTAACGTAACAAATCCTTTTGCGCTTGTCAAATACTTTTTTGCGTGTGGCGCGATTATTTTTTGTTTACAATTAAAATGTCAAATCGCCATGACGCGAGAGGGTCGCGTTTGCGTTTTGCGCCTGGCTTGCGCCTGGATGCAGCGGCGTGGGGCGGGGCGGGGCAAAAAATGTCGGATAGTCGGATTGCAGTGGCGTTTTTGGTTCGCCATTACTTTTCCACCAAACATTCTATTATGTATACATTTACTATTAAAATTCCGTATATCTGAACATTTGACTATTCGACATTTCCCTTGTCGCGCCTCGCTTTAACCCGCCATTGCCGAAAACAATCCGCGACAATCGAAAACTATTTAATTGTAGACATAAAAAAGTTGTTGACGCTATCCACAAATCATGACCAGATAACATATCCACAAAGGGAGAAACGAAGATGAAATACCAGATAGAATACACTGACACATTCGGCGGCGACGCCAACTACTCATGGGCTCGCCGCGCGACAATCACAATGCCGGAGCTCACGCACTATGGCTATGATGGCGCGACTAACTACAGCAAGGCGAACAAGATCTATCAGCGCGAGCTAATGAAGAAAGCAAAAGCGGCGGTAGGTCTGACGGGCACGCGCGGCAAGACAGTCGAGCTTGGCGAGGTGATAGAGTTTCGACCTTATAACAGCGCGACCGTGCTTTTTGTGTCTGAACACTTTGGAGACTAAGATGACTGACAATACATACAACGGCTGGACAAACTACGCCACGTGGCGCGTCAATCTTGAAATATTCGACGGCATGTCGCCGGAAGATATGGGATGGCGCGGCATGGACAGATGGGAACTTGCGTCTGTCTTGCGCGACTATGCAGAAGAGATCATCGAGCAGACCGCCCCGGAAGGATTGGCGCGCGACTATGCGATGGCGTTTCTTGATGGAGTGAATTACCGCGAGATTGCCGACATGCTTATCGGCCAGAACGAAGAAGCAGCATAATAACAGGCGGCGCTAGACAATGGCGCCGCTTCTTTTGTAACATATCCACAAGGAGTAATGACAATGGAAAATGCAGCAGACATTAAAGCATGGTGCGAGGAGCATTGGAACGGCAAGCTGATCCACGCCAAGCATCGCAATGTGTTCTCGCAAGGCGCGGGCGGTATTCGCGTGCAGGGCGGCAGCGCGCCGTGGTATAAAAGTAAAGAACAGAAAGCCTATGAAGCGCGATTCGGCGTCTATAACAAAAAGCTGGTGCCGGTTATCTTGGCCGAAGCAATCCGCGACGATAGCGGCGAGCTGCCGCACTATACGTGGCCTAAGCAAGACAAGCCCGAACCTGTAGCCGCTATCCCGCGCAAGCGCGTTCCCAAAGCAAAACTAGAGCAAGCCGCCGCTATCATCACCAAAGTGCCGCCGGACGAGCTGACGGCCTTCCTTGCGCGGTTCGGCCTGTCTCTATCGCTCGCCGCGTCTATTGCGTCGCTGGACAATGCCGAACAAATCGCGCGTCAGTTTTTGAGGGCTACGTTATGAGAAGCATTGAGCTTGAATTAACCCAACTGCGCCGCGCGCTAAATGACGCATTATGGGATCAAAACGTCATTTTGGCTTTCGCCATACAATGCAAAATTGAGCGGCTCGAATTGTTGCAATCTTATGGGGAAACGCATGATCTCGCGCACTAACTATTTTCCGACATTAAATGCGGCGCTAGAAGCCGAGAGCCTAATCGACTCTTGGCAATGCACTTGGCCGCCAATAGCGCGCGGCGAGACGCGCCAATATCACTGGGATGATGGCACCCGCTGGGGTCACTGGGTTTCAATATACCGCGACGAAAACGGGCGATACGAGCGGCCAGTCCACTATTCGAGGGGCTAACAATGTTAGAGATACAAATAGAGATACAGGCGCTTGAAGCGCTATTAGACCACCTCTCCACAGTGGAGCGCTCACCCGTCTTAGACTTCGCGTTTAAGACCCTACAGGACGCCCACACGAATGCGGCTGAGGCGTATTGGACAGAAAAGTGGAGCGGCGAACAATGAACCAGTTTACCTATTATTTCGACGAACTGAAACCTTGGCCGGACCTTGCCGTCTATTGCTACGGGGAGGCGGTCATCAGCTATGGCTGGGAAGGGCCGGACCGCGAAGTAGGGTATAGGGGCGGCCCATATGACATAGAAGTGGAAAGCATAACACTAGACGCCCCGCTAGACCGCGCGCACCCGCTCTATGCCCTAATCGTCGTGCAACTCGAAACCAGCGACCATGTCGCGGAAAAGTGTATAGAGGACTATGAACAAGATTGACCTAATCGCCGCAGCACTAGGGGCAGCGCTGGCGATACCCGCGCTCGCCCTATTCGTAACATATCTACTGGGGGGCTTATAATGCGAGTGCTAATCGCCTGCGAGTTTAGCGGGACAGTGCGGGACGCCTTCACACGGCGCGGCCATTATGCCGTGTCATGCGACCTGTTACCATCCGAAACGCCTGGGCCGCACCATCAAGGCGACGTGTCGATGATTCTGACCGATGGCTGGGATCTCATGATAGCGCACCCGCCCTGCACGCACCTCGCCGTGTCCGGTGCGCGCTGGTTCAAGGATAAAAGAGATGAACAAGCGGAGGCGCTCGACTTCGTGCGGCTGTTGCTCGACGCGCCAATCCCGCGCATCGCGCTGGAAAACCCCGTTTCGATTATCAGCAGCAAGATAAGGAAGCCGGATCAAATCATACAGCCTTGGCAATTCGGCCACGGCGAGACGAAGGCCACTTGCCTATGGCTGCGAGGGCTCCCGCCCCTCACGCCAACGGACATAGTGGAAGGCCGCACGGCGCGCGTTCATCGCATGCCGCCCGGCCCGGACAGATGGAAAGAACGCTCTCGGACTTATGGAGGCATCGCGGAGGCGATGGCGGCACAATGGGGAAAATGAAGGATTATTTTGAGTTTTCGCAGCTCTTACACTGGCTATCTGACGAGGCGCTTAACATCCTGCTAGAAACAGAGCAGGACGATTACCGCGCCAAGATCATCCAAAACGAGCTGGAGAAACGCGGCCATGCTCCGGCTTGATCTCGACACCGAGCCTGGCGGGGTCACAACCCGCTGGCGCACCGGGGAGGGGCTGTCGCTGCACAGGCGCGACGGCACCCTCATAATGAAAATCCATGCGCCTTATGCGGACGAACGCTCTATCGTCACGGCGGCGC